ATCCGGTTTGAATGTGCTGGGATCGATGTGATTGCAGTCCGAAACGAAAGCTAAGGAAAGCTAACAAAAGCGGTGGCACGTTTTTCCCCATTTTTGGAATTGTTTTTTCCGTGCGCGGGCCAAAACGTTCACAACGTTCACAACCACTTTGGGCGGTTTGCATATCCAGCCGCCATTTTGGAATATTCCACGGGCTGAAACAGTGTCACCACTGTCACCACTGTCACCACTTGGCCTGTGCGCACTCACGAGTATGTAGCGGACTTCAGGAAATTTGGAATCGCGTTACAGATTGCAAGCAGGGGAGACGCAGGACAACTATGGCAACTATGGCAAGTGTACTTGTGTCTGCGTATACCTTATGGTGGAAATCGTCGAACGCCACGACAGCGAAGATCGATTGCGGCAGGCAGAAATAGGGCAGATTTGCCCCATTCTTGCCCGCGAAATCGACGCTGGGTTACGACACTGGGTTACGACACCTTCTTAGGAGAACGGCAGCTGCAAGTTGGTAGTTATGCGACTACTGCGACGATGTGCGGCTGCTGTTCTTTTTTCATAATGCGTATAAATCGACGATCTAAATGTCAATTCTGTGAATGCAAGCCGGTTGGCCGCACCACTAGCGAAGTCAAATGGCACTTGTGTTACCGGCATTTGAGAGCTGCCGGTGGGAATGGATTCCTGCCGGTTTTTTATGGGACTAAGTCTAAAATCATGCCGGGGAGAGCTGTCAGGATGACCGTTGAGGAGTAGGAGTCGCCCTCTGGTCGGCTTGTTTTCTTAGTTTTGACGCCAATCCCATCAGCCTCCTGGATGTCGTAGGCGGATCGCAATGCAGGCACCGCCAGTTGCCGACAGCTGTCTGCCACATTTCCATCTTTTCGCATTTAGGGCAGTGCTCAACGGGATCAATGCGACATTCTTCCTGGGCTTCCATAATTGTCTCGCAGGTGTTGGATGTGACAGAATGACACAGAAGATTGTGTAATTGTATCGTCGGTACTCAGGAAAAAATTGCCGCATTTAATTCCTGAAGCGAATTTCAGGAATTTCTGAATTGTCTTTCAGGGATCTCATTCTCTGGTTCGCCCACCTTCGACAGTGTCTTTTCCATGGATGGGATTATTGAGATGTCGGTGTCTCCTTATTACGGGTTCTATCCGAAAGACCCGGCCGAGAATATGGCGTGGCGAGTGGCCTGTAGTGAGCGGGCGCTGATCGACGAGCAGTTTCGTGTTGCTTTGTGGCAGGCTTGCATGGAGGACGTATTGTTTTTCATGGCTTTTGCTTGCTGGAGCTTTGAGCCTCGCGCGAAGGTTAAGGTTCGTCCTTTTGTTCCTTGGCCTCACCAGGAATCGGTGTTCGTGGCCATGGACGCGGCTGTGGACCGTGCTGAGCGGGAGGAGAAGACGATAGACGTTCTACTGGATAAGTCTCGCGCCCAGGGTGGAACGTTCGGTTATTTGTGGATCGACCTTCGTCGTTGGCTTCGTGACCGGATGTTTTCGGCGGGCTATGTGACTCGGAACGAGGACCTGGTGGACTCGAAGACAGACTCAAACACTGTTTTGTGGAAGATGGCCTGGGCGATAGAGAGGTTGCCGTGCTGGCTGGCTCCTCCTGGTTTCGAGATGAGCAAGCATAGGAACTTGAGTCAGCACACTTTCACAAATCCGTCGAACGGATCTTTACTGGCTGGCTATGCGGCTGGCCAGGACGTAGCGGCCGGTGGTCGGGCGACGGTATTTACGTGCGACGAGTTTGGAGCGAAGGATTTTGTCGCGGGCGGCAAGGACGAGGCGGTCATGGAAGCTCTCCATGACGTGACTAATTGCCTTCGGATGGTGAGTGCTCGCTATGTGGACAGTGGCGTATTTCATTCCGCTTGCGAGAACCCCGACAGTGCGAGGAGTGGTGTACATCTTATTTTGGACTGGAAGGACAATCCTCTCCATGGGAAGGATTCGTATGTAGTTTCTGACGGGAATCCGGTTGCGAGGAAAGTGGACGAGCGTGAGGCGGTAGCTTCTTATCACGCCGAGAACACGGATCTTCGCGGCCGATTGGAAAGGAAAGGCTTTAAGTATGATGGTGTGGTTCGCAGCCCGTGGTACGACATGCGTTGCTTACGTCCTACATCGACGCCTCGCCTGATTGCCTCCCAGCTGGACCGGAACCCACGCGGCGCGGTGGGCAAGGTTTTCCAGTCGGACTTACTTGACCGAGTGCAGCGGGACTATTGCCAGAGTCCGATATGGCAGGGTACGCCGGTATTCGATTCGGAGACGTTGCAACTGAAGGGTCTGTTGTCTCGCGATGACGGGGTGTTGAAGTTGTGGTTCAGACCGGGCGTTGACGATTCACCGCCGTTGGGTCCGTTTTCGGTCGGTTGCGACATTGCGATGGGCAGCGACGGTGCTTATTCGAGCAACTCGGTGGCGAGCGGCATTGACGATCGGACAGGCGAACAAGTGTTGGAGTACACGGTGCGCGGCATGCCGTCGATTCGTTTTGCGCAAAACGTAGTTGGTTTATGCCGCTGGTTGCGTAATGCGTTTTTAGGCTGGGAGGAGAGCGGCGTATCCAGGCCCTTCGCTAAGGAAGTGATGGAGGTTCAGTATTATGGGAACGTTTATTACCGTGACGTACCCGAGATCGGTACTAAGCGTAAGACTCGCAAGGCGGGCTGGAGTAACCGCAAGGACGACGACAAGGCCGACCTGTTCGAGAAGATGGCTTTGGCTATGGAACTTGGAACATATGTGGTTCGTTCCGAGGAGTTGATACGAGAGTGTGGAGAATATGAGTGGGACGGAGGAAAAATCATCCACCAGCCGACTAAGAATCGGGGTGCGCAGGAGAAAGCGCATGGAGATAGGTGTATTGCTGCGGGTGTATCTTGGCTGATGTATTCAGAGGACTACCGGAAGGGTTCTGTTGACACTGGCGTTGAAACACGGGAAACTCCTGAATATGGGAGTTATCTCTGGCGAGAGCGCCGAGAACGCAATCGAACGCATTCCGACAGTCCTGAATTCGGGATTCGAGACGTGGTGAGTTACTGACATGGCCGACGAACTTACTCAGAACCAGGGTACGGTCAAGTTCGCCCCTGGCGGGTCTACGGTTCTCAGCGTTCCGATTGGTCTTCAGTCTTATGATGTGGCTGGCGACGAGTTCACGCATCACACCCAAGAGATCGGCACTAGCCAAGAGGCGGTATTACTTGGCGACCTGGTCACTGGTGGTTTGGTGTGGGTTCACAACAAGGACTCCACCAATTACATCACTATACGGCCCGGCACCGGGGTAGCCGACTTGATTAAGGTCTTGGCTGGCGAGTGGCAGGGGCCATTTCGTTTTGCTTCTGCCGCACCGTTCGCAATCGCCAACACGGCTGCTTGCGAGGTTGAGTTTATAATGTTGGAAGTATGATTCGGAGATAGAACCCGATGAACTCGATGAACGAGAAGATTGACATCGCGATTGAAAATGTACTGGCCATGGTGCGTGCCAACAGCAGGCCGGATGAGGCTTTGAAATTTACGCAGGCGGCGTTGAACTTGTCGCATGCGAAGCAACTTTTGGAGTTGAAAGTACAGAGAACCAAAGGGGCCAGTGCCTAGCGCTGGCTTACCGCAGGCATAGGCGGCTGATCCCCGCTGAGATGCCTCTAACATCGTAGCCTTAGAGGGGCCGCGCGAAAGCGTTGGCCCCTTTTTCTTTTCTTGGAGGTTGCTTGATGGCTGAGAAAAACAAAACGAAGCCGGGTTTCAAATATAAGAAAGGTCGTTCCAAGTTGGTTCCTAAGCAAGCGAAGGTCGTAAGTCGTTCCAAAAAGAAACCGAAATACAGCCGACCTATGCACCTTTAAGTCATGATCGACCTGAAAGACAAAGAGAAGCGCGGCCGCCTGCTCCAAGCGATCAAACAATCGCGTGAAGCTCTAGAACCGTTTCGTCGTGTTCGCAAGGAAATGATTCGCGACTACGTGGGTTCGTGGTATAGCGAATCGGGCTCGCGCAACAAAACGCTTGTCAATCTGATGAACCAGACGGCCCGGATCTACACCGTGGCGCTGGCCGCGAACAATCCGCATGTAATGGTTTCTACTCCACTCTTGGAGAACATTCCATTTGCGCGTCGTTTCGAGGTCAATCTGAACAAGATGATCAGTGACATGAACCTGGATAAGACGTTCAGGTCGATTGTCATGGACGCATTCTTCTGTCTCGGTTGTGGCGTGGTGATGATGCGTGACACCGACACTCGTTTCCACGGTCTATTGGAATCCGAGGAGGACGTTTGGCTTGATCCCGGCGAGCCTTGGTTGAATCGTGTGTCTCTGGACGACTTGATTCTTGATATGCCAGCCAAAGAGCTGACGAAGATGCGTTATTGCGGTCACCGCTATCGCGCGGACTATGAAAAGGTGATGGACGAGCCTGGATATTCCAAGAAGGTCAAGGACAGTTTGACGCCGATGAAGCGGGACAAACAGGACGCCGCCCGCGACATCGCCACCGGCGGCAGTTCGGTAGCGGACGACGACCTGAAGGACATGATTTGGCTTCAGGATATCTGGGTAGCCGAGAGCAACACGATTTCCACGCTAGCTGCGGAGCAGGACCTTCCACCGTTGATTGAACGGGAGTGGGCTGGATCGCAGGCGGGGCCATACAAGTTTATGTCTCTTGGCGATGTGCCGGATAGCGTGATCCCGGTATCTCCAGCGGTGAATTTGAAGGGGATGCACGATCTTCAGAATCGTTTGCATCGCAGGATGGAGGAAGATTCCGATGCCCACCGCATTGTGAATGTCTATCCTCCCTCCGGGGCCGACGACGCGGAACGACTGCGAACGGCAAAGCGGAACTCATGGCAGAGGATGAACAATCCTAAGGACATCAACCAGGTGGAGATGGGCGGTGTCGATCAGCGGGACATGGCTCTGTCTACGTTTATCCAGGATGAGTACGACCGTCTAGCCGGAAACTTGCGTGCGATGGGAGGTCTTGGTGCGCAGACTTCAACGGTCGGCCAGGAAGAGATGATCCATGGTCAGGTATCCCGGTCGGAGGCTGACATGCGAATGGCGGTCGTGGCGTTCGCCTCGGATTGCATCTTGGATCTGGGGAGGCTGATGTGGGATGACCAGACGCTTGAATTACAGTCGTCACTTCCCGTCGGCAACAGCGGCATCAATGTGAAGTCGGACTGGACGCCGGAAAACCGCGTAGGTGATTTCGAGGATTATGATTTCAAGGTTGAGCCCTATTCAATGGTGCTCAAGACTCCCGAACAGAAACTCCAAGAGCTATTCCAGGTTCTCCAACAGCTTGCGCCTCTGTGGCCGATGTTTCAGGCATCGGGAGCAACACTGGACGCCGAAGCCATTGTTGATGAGGTAGCTCGCCTGAAGAACCGCCCGGAATTCAAACGGTTCATCACGTTTGCTTCTCCTGCCGACATGCTTGGCGGCGATCAGAACACCGTCCGTCAGTCTCCGGTGAC